CAAATATGCCGCGGACGCAGAAAAAACAGCACAAGGATTTGATACAATTTCTGCATCGCAAGAAATACTAGAAAGAAATCATGATTTATTTTTTGAGAATGTTAATATAACTTCAACAGTATCTCCAAATGAAGAAAGAAATACAATGAGTTTTACAAAAATGGATTTTGAATTGCATGAACCATATAGTATAACATTTGTGGAGAGAATAAGAGCCGCCGCATACAATAGTGGTTTTTTAGATTATCAAGATGCACCGTATCTATTAACCATAGAATGGAAAGGCATGAACCAAAGTGGCAGGGTCGGTATGCCAACAAACCAAGACACACTTACAAATGGATTTTCAGGGGACCCAAATGATACACTAGTTAGAAAAATACCTATAGTAATTGCTCGTGTTGAGTTTGATGTAACTGCCGGTGGGGCAGTATATCTAATACAAGCCGCGGCATATTCAGAGTTTGGTATGATGGATAGATTCCATCTGACAAGAAATCCTTTTACAATTGCAAAATCAAAATTACAAGCATGGTGCAAGAATTTTGCATTAGAAATGCAAAATCAACAGGAAACAGAAGCGAATCAAGGTTTAAGGTCTTTTGGATATGAAGATGTATATGTATTTGAATTTGATAAGAAATTAAAGAACCTAATGCAAAACCTAAGGGCGACGGAAGAAACAACGACTTATGGTACGACTTATGGTTCAACAGAACAAAGTGATAAGGCTCTAGATAACAAAGCAAATCCAGGGTCTGAAAGCCATCCTAAAAAGTCTGATGCCAAAGAAGCAGGAGGTAATGCCTTTAATGTTCTTAAGACAGAGGTTCCTGCAAATACATCGGTTCTAAAAGTAATGGAAGATACTATAATGTCATCGAAGTTTTTTCAAGAACTCACAAGCGATTTTTGGTTAACATATTTAGATGGTGCTCAAATATTAAGTGATGAGACTAAAGGAAAGCACGGCTGGAGTGAAGCCGACATAAAAGCCGGAGTACCTTTTAAAAAAGACAATGCAGATGCACTTGCTAAGGTAACTGCAAATAATACAATGATCCCTTGGTTTAAAATTATTAGTACGGTGCATACTAATATTGATAAAGGAATAGACCCAATTACTAGAATGTATCCTAAAACTATTATATACAAAGCAATATATTATGAGTTTCATATTTTAAAATTAATAATGCCTGGTATGAGTATAGGAAAAGTTAAGTGGGAAAAAACAGTTCAAAAAAGATACAACTATTTCTATACTGGAGAAAATGTTGATATACAAAATTTACGAGTTAATTATAAAACAGGATACTATCATAGAAATATTATTGCTAAACCAGATTCTTTGCAGACGAAGATTGTAGATACAATAAAAAGAGGATGGCAAGTTATATACGGGGAAGACCCAGAAGAAGTAGAGCTATCAACATTAAGATCATATCCTTCAATAACTCATTCAAAGAATTTAGTGTCAAACACAAATCACAGAGAAGCGATAAGAACACAGGAATTTTTTGATTATCTTATAAACCCAAATGCAGATATGATGAGATTAGAAATGGAAATTTTAGGAGATCCTTCGTATATTGCACAAGATATGTATGTTACTATTGATGGAAATGTAAAAGCAAGAAAACCCTTGAATATGTCTGATGGTGCTTGGAATGATCAATTAAATTGTTTTAATGTAGATAATTCAATGCCTTTAATACACTTAACTTATAGAATGCCAGCCGATATAAGAGAACGTAAAGGTACTATGTTTGATACAGATGCCAACGGTAAAAAAACAGCCGAATCAAATTTATTCTTCTCAGGAATATACCAAGTAAGTAAAGTAGAAAGCAGTATTAAAAATGGAGCATTTACTCAGATATTATTTTTAGTAAGATTAAACAATCAACAAGGAATTGGAAGTGCACCGTTTGTAGCTACTATACCTGTAGAGAAAAAATTAGAAACTAAAGCAGGAGATAAAACTACAATTAGAGACAATGAAGAAGCTTATGGAATCACAAAAGAAGTTACAGAAGGATTAAGTGAAAAAGATGACGAAAAAATGGACAACCTTGGCAAAAAACAGATTTTGGAAGGTAAAGAACCGTGGGAACTTGATTAAATGAAGAGTAAAATAAAATAAAAATGGCTGATCACAGAGGAGACGTATCCAGTAAAGGATTAAACACAGATTTAACATCTTATGTAAAAAGAGATGCTGGACCTTACCTAGGAAGAGTAAAAAGTACAGACGATCCATTAAGAATGGGAAGATTAGGTGTAAACATTATATCTCAAACTAAAAGATTAAATCCTACGTTCTCACAGCTAACATGGTGTAATTATCTTTCTCCTTTCTATGGAGCCAAAAGTAGAGACGCAGTTAGTACAACAAATGCATATCTTCCAAAATCTAATGGACATTCATATGGTATGTGGTTTGTACCACCAGATATTGATACAGACGTATTAGTGTTATTTGTTGAAGGAGAACAAAACGAAGAGAATGCATTTTGGATTGGTTGTGTACAACAACCAATGATGAATCATATGATTCCAGGACACGGTGCTAGTACCCAAGCTGTTGCACCTCCTCCGCCACCATCTTCTAAAACTACTACAGATTTATACGGTACAACATTTGTACCAGCTGGAGAAATAAACAGATACATTTGGGATAAAGCAACACCAGGAAAAATTGGAACAGGGTATTATCCAGTAAATGATACAAGTGCAGAGATATTAAAGGATCAAGGATTAATTAAAGATCCAATTAGAGGTACAACAACGTCATCAGCACAAAGAGAAGCACCAAGTCAGGTGTTTGGAATTAGCACACCGGGTAGAATTAAATCAGACAGCAGGACATCGCCAATAGAATTAGCACAAGACGATTCTTATATACAAACCCCAACTGACAGAGACCCAGGGCATAGTTTTGTAATGGACGATGGTGATGTGAACAACCAAAATCAATTATTAAGATTAAGAACAGCATCTGGACATCAGTTATTAATGCATGATACATCAGGAGTAGTATACATCGCTAATGGTTCAGGAAAATCATGGATAGAGATGACAAAAGACGGCAAAATTAGTGTATACTCAGCTGATGGGATTAATATGAGAACTGAAGGTAATTTTGATTTGCACTCAGACGGAGATATAAATTTTCACGCAAAGAATCATATAAAATTTACAGCAGAAAATAATGTAACTTTAAATTCAGAAAATTATGTACAGGTTATAGGAGAAAATGGAATTTTAACTAGTTCACAATCTGGAGTAGTAAAAACTTATGGCAAGGCAGGAATATCATCTTATACAGGTGGTGGGCAAATGCATGGTGCCGGTGGTAGAGTAGATTTAGCAGGATCACAAGTACACTTTAATTCTAGAGGTGCAAGTTCAGGATGGGGACCAACATGGTTGAAGCCTACAGCGGCAGGAGTTAATATTGTAACAGACGAATCAAAGAACGATGTCGAACTAAATGAATCAGTTAGAATAGAAGCAGATGAAAGCGGTTTATTAAAAGCAAATCAAAGAGCTACAAAAACAACAGTAGCAGATCTAGTTACACACGAACCCTATGTAAGAACTGATTCGTATCCAGTTGATGGAGTTGCATCTTGGGAGAACGAAGCAGAATGGGAAAGATTATCAAAAACTCCAGGTACGTTAGAATACATGGCACAAAAAAACAGAGAGTCAAAAATAAAATCAATTGTTGATGGACAATATAGAGCAGACATAAAGAATTATATTACAAAAAAACTAGGAAGTTCTACAGCAGTAACTAAAGCAAACGAGTTGGCAAAAGAATATAATAAAATATATAATGAAATACATCATGTTGCAAAAATTTTACACGATCCTATTGGAAGTGTTGAAGAAATATTAAAGAAAAAAGTTATTGCTGGACAGATAACAAATATTTCTAATATAGTACACGGTGCAGTAGGCAAAGCAATAGACACAGTAATAACTAATATTGCCCAATCAAGCATAGGGAGAGCAATTAGTAGGTTTTTTAGCTAATAAATATTTAAAATGGCATATGAAAATAAAACATCAACTAGTAAAGCAAACAGTGTAACTTTTAAAGGGTTTAGTTCTCGTGCAGATAAAAAGAACTTTAAACTGTATGATTTTGAATGTGCAAAACAAGATTTACTTAATAGATTATCTGTAAGAAAAGGTGAGAGAGTTGAAAATCCTGAGTTTGGTACAATAATATATGATTGTATTTTTGAACCATTAACAGAACAACTTAAAGAAGCAATAATTGCCGATGTAACAGCAAATTTAAATGCTGATTCACGTATAAGCACTGAAGAAATACTAGTATCTGAAGCAGAACACGGTATTGCCGTACAAGCAACAATAACATATGTTCCATTAGACATCACCGAAAAACTCCGATTTAGTTTTGACGAAAATGCATTACTTCGTCTATCTTAATGTACGCATATAATTAATACTATAAATATTGTTATTAAAGATATTAAAGTATTATGGCCACAACAGAACGACAAAATAGATTATTAGTTGCAGAGGATTGGAGAAAGATTTACCAATCGTTTCACCAAGCGGATTTTAAATCGTACGATTTTGAAACACTTCGTAGAACAATGGTGGCTTACCTTAAAGAGAATTACCCAGATGATTTCAATGACTTTGTAGAAAGTTCAGAGTATGTAGCACTTATTGATTTAATTGCCTATATTGCTCAGTCACTATCGTTTAGAGTGGATTTAAATGCAAGAGAAAATTTTTTAGAAACAGCAGAAAGAAGAAATTCTGTATTAACACTAGCAAGACTACTCAATTATAATGCAAAAAGAAATCAACCAGCAACAGGCTTACTTAAATTTAATACTATTTCTACAACACAAGATGTAAATGATTCAACAGGAACAAATTTAGCAAATTCAACAATAGTATGGAATGATTCAGCTAACTCAAATTATAGAGAACAATTTATAGCAATATTAAATGCGGCTAATGTTAGTGGACAACTTTTTGGAAAACCAAGAGATTCAAAAGCTATAGGTGGAATTAAAACCGAAGTTTATACCTTAAGTACAAATCAACTTGACTTACCAATTTTTAGTTTTAGAAAAACTATAGGAGGTGTTAGTAGAAAATTTGAAGTAGTACCATCAGCAGTTAACAAATCTGAATCAATTTATGAATCAAATCCAATTGATGGTGCAGGCCTTACTTACACATATAGAACAGACGGCTCTGGTGATTCTTCAAACAATACAGGTTTTTTTGTTTTATTTAAACAAGGATTATTGCAAAAAACTGAATTTACTATAAACCAAAGTACAACAAATTATATTCAATCACTTACTTCTGCAAACATTAATAATAATGATATTTGGTTATACAAATTAGATCAGTTTGGCCAACTTTATCAAAAATGGACACAGGTTCCTAACCTAACAGGTAATAATGTAATATATAATTCATTATCAAAATTTCAAAGAAATATTTACAATGTAGTAACAAAAAATAATGACACAGTCGACCTTGTGTTTGGTGACGGAAACTTTTCAACTATACCTTTAGGATCGTTTAGAGTATATTACAGAACAAGTGATAATAGCAAGTATGCAATACAACCTGCTGAAATGCAACATATCCAAATAGGAGTACCATACACAGATCTTAACGGGTCACAACAAACGCTTTCAATAGGGATTAGTTTAAAAAGTAGTGTTTACAATGCCTCGGCAACAGAATCAAATGCATCTATTAGAGAAAAGGCACCACAAGTTTATTATTCACAAAATAGAATGATTACTGCTGAAGATTATCAGGTAGCACCATTGTCAGCGTCACAAGAAATTATTAAAGTTAGATCAGTTAATAGATCAGCCTCAGGAATTAGTAGGGCTAAAGAAATTTTAGATCCAACCGGAGCATATTCAAATGTTTCTGTTTTTGCTGAAGACGGAATTTTATATAGAGAAGAAAAAACAAATACATTTACTTTTACTTTTACAAATAAAAATACAATTTCATCAACAATTAATACATTTGTAGAAGAAAAATTAAAAAATGCATATTCAAGACAATTTTATTACTTAAAATATGGTGTTAAAGATTTAAGTTCTTTAACAGCAACATGGAATTCAACAACAACTAGTACAAATACAAATACAGGATATTTTAAAGGTAATGGACCTTTAGTAATTGGTGATTTTGCTACATCTAATTTAAAATATGCTAAAAAAGGTGCTCTTATAAAATTTACATCGCCAGATACACGACAATTTTTAAATAATACACTTGTAACAGCAGGAACTGATAATGCAGAAGATAGAATGTGGGCAAAAATTGGTGCTGTTGATGGAGATGGTGCAAATACCGGAATAGGTAATTTAGAATCAGGAGTAGGACCAGTTACACTTAATAATATTATTCCAAACGGTTCAATTATATCTGCTTTATTTCCAACATTTTCAACGTCATTTAGTACTACACTTAAAAACGATTTAATTGATAGAATTGAAGCATACGAAACACTTGGAATAAGATACGATTTTGATACTGAAACATGGAAAGTAATAACGTCAACAAATATATCTGCAAGTTCGGTATTCAGTTTATCTAATGCTGGATCTACATCAGGTACAAACTTAGATTCAAGTTGGTGGTTTAAATTTACAAATGATGGTAATACGTATACTGTAACGTACAGATCGTTAGATTACATATTCGAATCAGAATCACAAAATAAATTTCATTATGATGCACAAGAAAAAATTTATGATTATAAAACAGGCAAAAGTGTAAAAGATACAATAAAAATATTAAAAACAAATTCATTAGTTTCAACAGGAAATTCAATTGGCTATCCAATTAATTGGCAAGTAGTTGATACTATTATTGAAGCAGATGGATTTCAAGATAATAGAAAAGTTAAAGTAGGATTTTATGATGACGACGATGACGGTGTTGTAGATAATCCAGAAATATATGATATTGTGGTTGAGCCAGAAACTAGTACAACAACTAAATTTGTATTTTATCAAAAATATATTTCTTATGATAATATAGAAAGATATAAACCATACGCCGCAACAAATTTTATTGTATCAAAAAACGAATCAGATATAACACTATCTAGTTCAACATATACAAATGGACAGTTATTTTATTTTTATGATGGAGCAGAAGATGTGGTTAAGAAATATAGTTCTTCTACAAATACGTTATCAACTACAACAGATTATTATGGTAGACGAGGAAGATCATCTTTAACGTTCCAGTATAAACATAATGCCGGACAAGAAACAAGAATTGACCCGTCAGTATCAAATTTGGTTGATGTGTATATGCTAGAAAGAACATACGATAACTTATTTAGAATATGGTTACAAGATGGTGGAAGTAAACCAATATCAAGTACATCAGATCAATTGAGAATTTCATATGCTGGTATACTTGATCCAAAAAAATCATTAAGTGATCAAATAATATATCATCCAGTAGACTATAAAATTTTATTTGGTACAAATGCAGACGAAGAACTACAAGCAACATTTAAAGTTGTAAAAAATTCTAAAACTAATAGTACTGATGCAGTAATTAAAACAAGAGTAATATCAGCAATAAACGAATTCTTTGCATTAGCTAATTGGGATTTTGGAGATACTTTTTATTTTACAGAGTTAGCCGCTTTTGTACACAATCGATTAGCACCAGACTTACTAACCGTAGTAATAGTTCCAAACCAAGCAGAACAAGGGTTTGGCTCTTTGTTTCAAATTGCAAGTGCATCAGACGAAATTTTTATCAGTGGGGCCACCGTTGATGATGTTACAATTATAAGTGCTTTAGGAGCCAATCAGTTATTGGCATCAGGCACAGTAGTGACATCAACTTCCACAAAAACTACAACAACAACATCTTCGGCAGTATCTGGCACCACTACAACATCAGGATCAGGATCATCCACTGGTAGTAGTGGAGCAGGATACTAATGGCAGACTCTCCAATTAATACAGGTTCAGATCAAGAAGTAGTCATTCAAGACGGAGTAGAGTTAAGAAGATCAATTGCTCATCTTCCTGCATTTTATAGAACAGATACTAATACGAGATTTTTATCTAGTGTGCTAGATCCACTTATTCAAAAAGGTGCATTAGAAAGATTAGATGGATTTATTGGTAAGCAAGATGCTTATACAAGACAATTAACTGATACATATATTTCTGCTACTAATAGAGATAGAATGTCTTATCAATTAGAACCAGCAGTAACTTATACAGATAGAGATACAACATCAGTTAATCCAGAAGACCAAGTAAAATTTTCTGGTACATATGATGATTATATTAATCAAATAAAATATTTTGGTGGTAAGGTAGATAATCATGATAGATTAAACAACGAAACTGTATATTCTTGGAACCCAGCTATAGATTTAGATAAATTGATTAATTACAGAGAATATTATTGGTTACCAGAAGGACCAAATCCTATAATATTAGATTCAGTAGGACCAACGGCATTGATTGAAATTGATGTAACTGCATGGTTAAATGATGGGAGTTCAACAGGAGCATGGAAGTTTGGAACAAAAGCAACTGAAAGAAATCCTCAAATAAGATTATACAGAGGTAACACTTATAAATTTAAAATAAACGCAACAGGACATCCGTTCCACATTATGACAGAACCATATCGCCAAGGTATTGCAGAAGACGGATCAACTTCTACTTTATATACAACAGGTGTAACAAATTCTGCAACCGATTCAGGTACAGTTACTTTTACAGTACCAACTACGGCACCAGATGTACTTTATTATCAGTGTGGCAATCATGATAGTATGTATGGAATTTTTAGCATTGGAACAATAAGTTCAACAACAAAAATTAACGTTGTAGATGATATTTTAGGTACAAAAAATTATGCATTAAGAACATTAAGTTTATCAAACGGAATGAAAATTAAGTTTGGATCTAATGTTACTGATAGTGCATATGCAGATAAAGAATATTATGTTGAAGGAGTAGGAAATTCAATTACATTAACAAATATTGAGACCTTAATTACTCCAGAATCTTATGCTACAGAAACAACAATCAAATATGATTCGGTGGTATATGATTCAAGACCATATGCAAAAGCATTTTATCGCCCTGAAACATTAGATTACATAACAATTAAAAGAGATTCAAAAGATCAAAACGCTTGGTCAAGATATAACAGATGGTTTCATAAATCAATAATCGACGAAACAGCAAGAGTAAATGGAAATGCTTCAACGTTGTTAGAAACAGATAGAGCAAAAAAACCAATTATAGAATTTGATTCAGGATTAGCATTATATAATCATGGAACAGTTGCTAAAAATTCTGTAACATTATTTGACACAACAACAACCGATGCATTCTCAACAGTAGTAAAACAAACTGGTTACATTGTAGACGGGTTAGCATTAGTAAATGGAATGAGCATAGTGTTTTCTGCAGATACTGATCTATTTGTAAAAGATAAAATTTATACAGTTAACTTTGTACAAGCAGGAGATTCAACATCGGTAATTAATCTTACCGAAGCAACAGATGCCACCCCTGTTGATAATGAATCTATTTTTATAGAATTTGGTGCAACAAATCAAGGTAAAACTTATTATTATGATAAGTCAACAACTACATGGAAAACAGGACAAACAAAAACGAAAGTAAATCAACAACCGTTATTTGGAATGTGGGATAACGATCATATTAGTTTTGATGACGCAACAACTTATCCAAATAGTTCATTTACTGGTACAAAAGTTTTTGAATATACAATATCTGATACAGCAACAACAGATACAGTTTTAGGATTAAAAGTAAAATACAACACAATTAATAATGTAGGCGACCTCGTTTTTAATTCAGATCATACAGCAGGATCATTTACATACAGAATAGGTAACACTACAAACACAAAACAGCTTTCAGAAGGTCATTTGCATTATACTACTGATTTAACAACACATAATTCAAAAGGTGCTTGGATTAAAAGGATTAACAAAAGTAAACAAAGAGTAATTAGAACAGTTATAGTAGACGAAATAGAAAAACAATTGTTTCCAGTAGACTTTTATACAAATTCAGCTTCTCTTACTGACTTAGAAATTTCTGTAAATGTTAATGGTATAAGAAAAAATTTAACAACAGATTATACGTTAGTAGACGGAACAGTAAACAAATATGTTAAATTTGTAAAAGAGTTAACAGTAGGTGATCAAATTAAATTAACAGGATATTCAATAGCAAAAAAAGTTGCAAATAAAGGAATTTACGAAATACCAGAAAATTTATCTATTAATCCATTGAATGTACAATTAGGTACATTTACATATGGGCAGGTACTTGGACACGTACAAGATATTTTTAGTAAGAACATAAATGTTACAGGTAAAGTTCCTGGAGAGTCAACTCTTAGAGACAATCCAGATGCAAGTTTAATAGGCGGGTTAATACTTCAGCACGAAGGAACATTATTACCTGCTGTATTTGGTTTAATAGATCAAGAAGCAAATGTATTAACAGCAATAGATTATTGCAATCGAGAGTATGAAAAATTTTATAATTCATTTTTAACATACGGCGTTGGTACAGCATACGAAGGAATTGTTGCAGATAGGGTAGATGAGATAATAACAGGTATTAATTTAGGAAAAACCGAAACATTTCCATTCTTTTATGAAGATATGATAGGGGTAGGAGAAAATTATTCTTTAAGAACATACACAGTACCTGATCCATCTGAAACAGAATACGCAATTGATTCGTTGCATACAATGACTGCAACAAATAATAGAGCAGTATACGTTTATAAAAATGATGTGCAATTGATCTTGGATACAGACTATACTGTTAGTACAACTGACGATAGCATTAATATAATATCTACACTTGTTACAGATGATATTATTAAGATTAGAGATTATAGTGATACAACCGGAAGTTATATTCCACCAACTCCAACTAAACTAGGAATGTATCCAAAATTTACACCTGAGAAATTTACTGATACAACTTATATTACTAATACATCGGTTATTAGAAAACACGATGGCTCATATATTAAAGCATATGGTGATGAAAGAGATGATTTAATATTAGAACTTGAAAAAAGAATTTATAATAATATTAAAACAGCTTACGATTCTACGTTATTAGATATTAGCGACGTTGTTCCGTCAGCATTTAAATCAACAGAGTATACGTTATCAGAAGTAAATGATGTATTAGGTCAAGATTTTTATATGTGGGCAGGTAGAAATTCAGTACAATATATTAATAATATAACATTTAGTGAAGGGTCACCGTTTACATATAATTATTCAGCATCGACAGATAGATTGAACAGTGCTAGTTTGCCAGGACATTGGAGAGGCATATACAAATATTTTTACGATACAGATAGTCCACATACAAGACCATGGGAGATGTTAGGTTATTCAGAAAAACCAAGTACTTGGGAAAGTACATATGGATCTGCACCGTACACATCGGGTAATACAGTATTATGGGACGCTGTTGCGACACAGGAAGGTAGATACGGAAAACCAAATATTGCATCATATATTCCAATGGATGCATCAGGAGAATTATTAGATCCGCTTGCCGCAAGATTAGTTGATAATTTTGATATACCAAATAGAAATCAATCATGGAAATTTGGTGATCAAGGACCAGCCGAAACAGCCTGGAGAAGATCGTCTGCATATCCATTTACTGCTATAAAAATGTTAGCAGTTACAAAACCGGCAAAATTTTTTAATTTATTTTTTGATAACAGTAGATTAACTAAAAATGTTTCAAATAATTTAGTTAATACAGATACACTTATAAGACAAAATTTAAGTACAGCAAAATATCATTTAGAAACGTCAACAAACACACGAAGTGGAGTTGTAACAAGATATACAACAGCAGGGTACCAGCCATTTGTAGTAAATCATTTGGTATCAAATACTCTTGATCCTAACACATTTTTCTATACTAAGATGAAAGGATTAAGTGTACAGTTAGTTTATAAACTAGGCGGATTTACTGATAAAGATAATTTAAAAATTTTAACAGATTCAGTTTCACCAGGATCATCATCAGGTTCTAAATTTATACCAGAAGAAAATTATAAAATATTATTTAGAACATCAAATCCTGTAAACAGTTTTAATTATTCAGGAGTTTTAATTGAAAAGAATACAAATATATCAGATGATGGCTCTACGTTAGCTGGTGGTTATAAGGTATTAGGATATTCTACTATTAAACCTTTTTTTAATTTTTTCTATCCTTTAAAAAGAGTTGTAAGTGAAAAACTTTCTGTAGCAAATATAGAAGTACTAACGTATACAGAATATGATACAACTATGCAAACAGTACCATATGGTCATGTGTTTGATACAATCCAACAGGTTGTAGATTTTTTAATGGGATATGGGAAATGGTTAGAATCGCAAGGTTTTGTTTTTGATAAGTTCTCAAACGAAATAAAAGAAGTATTAAATTGGAAAACGTCAGTTAGTGAGTTTTTATTCTGGACAACGCAACAATGGACAGCAGGCTCGGCAATTACAGTATCGCCGGGAGCAGACGGATTTCATTTAAACACAAAAGATTCAATTGTTGGAAAATTAAGAAACCTAGCAGGAGATTATTCTTTATTAGATGCTGGTGGAAGAAAAATTAATATTGGAGATGTTAAAACTAAAAGGTTAGGAAAAACATTTGATATTTCAATTCAAGATCCTGCAACAGGACTTTATAACGTAGAACTGAATACGGTTCAAAAAGAACATATATTATTATTTGATAATAAAACTGTGTTTTCGGATATTATATATGAACCATATACAGGATATCGTCAAGCAAGATTAAGACTAGTTGGATGGAAAACAAGTAACTGGAATGGTGATTATTATGCTCCAGGGTTTATATTTGATACAGCACAGGTTACATATTGGATAAAAAATACAGATTATAAAATTGGTGATACTGTAGAGTATCAAGGAAAGTTTTATGTTGCAAAAATAAATCATAATTCGATTACAACGTTTGATAATAATAGTTGGATGCAAAAAAATAAAAAACCAGCACCACAATTAATACCAAACTTTGATTATAAAATTTCTCAATTTAATGATTTTTATAATCTTGAATCAAATAATTTTGATGAATCACAACAAGGATTGGCGCAACATTTAATTGGCTATCAATCAAGAGATTATTTAGAAAATCTTTTTGTTAATGATATTTCACAATATAAATTTTATCAAGGATATATTCAAGAGAAAGGTACTCAAAATGCTATTGATAAATTATTAAAAGCAAAATACGAAGGACAAGACATTTCTTTAGATTTATATCCAGAGTGGATGATTCGTACAGGATATATCGGAAATACTGATTCAAGAGAAAGTATTCAAATTACATTAGACGATGATATATTTACAGCAAATTCACAAAGTATTGAATTGTATGATACTTCTAATGAATTACAACAATATGCTAGATCTGTTTATGTTGATAAAAGTACTTTATATAGTAAACCTGTAGAATATATGGCAGGTACGACGTTTTCAAGATACAATTATGCTAATACAGGTTTAAACAGAGACGGTGTACAAGTTTATAAGACAGCAGGATATCCTCAGCTTATACAAGTTCAACATACTGTATATGATGAAACAGGTCTTTTAGATTTAGATATTAATTCTATAACAGCAAATGATTTAATATGGGTTGCTAATAAAAGTAATCAAGATTGGGACGTATTTCGTTTAACATCAGCAGGATATACAATTGCAAATATAAGAGCAATTAATGGTAAGACACAATTAGAAATTACATTTACTGACTCACATGGATTGTCAGCAGGTAGTATGACAACATTACCTGATTATGTTGCAATAGCAAATGCTAAAACAGAAGAGTTAAATGCAGTTTATCTTGTACAATCAACTCCAGATCATAAAACGGTAGTTATAGATTATACAGACACAGTTGCGTTCCTACCTCAGCTAGAAGATGGGTCAACAGCAGACAGTTATGGAAATATTTACAAATTTATTTCTGTAAGATTAAGCTCGATGGATAATGTTAACGATAGACTAACTTACAATGTTTATAATGATTTAAATGATAGTATATTAAAAGAAGGTGATAAGGTTTTTGCAGATGCAGATACATCTGGATTGTGGCGTGTTTATGAAAAACAAGATCCATATACACAAATTAGAATGTTGTCACCAGACACAGCCACAGCAGATCAATCTTTTGGATATAAAGTAATAGCAAGGAATGATGGTAGATCAGTTATAACGTCAGCACCAAAAGCCGGACAAGGTACAATACACTTTTTATTTAGAAGAGAAAGTACAGCAGGAACTGGATTTCAAACTACGTCATCATTTACTACTACTGCAGGTAACGATGGTATGGTCTTGGGAATAGGTTTTTCATTAACAATGAGTACAGACGAAAACTTTGTAGTAGCAGGCGGACCTTATACAAATACAATTGGTTCAGATGGTAGTACAAGATTTACCAGTGCTGGATTAATTAAAATATTTGTATGGGATCCAGCAACGTTCAAATATGGAACATTAAGTGAAATAACACCACCAACTGATGAAGGGCATCAACATTTTGGATGGGCACATAAAATTTGTGAACCAACTGTTAGTTCTTTTAGATCTACTCCGGTAAAATATATGTTTGTATCAGCACCAGGAAAATGGAATGATACAGGTAGAGTTTATATGTATGAATGGGGCGTTGGAGAAGACGGCTCCACGTATGATACTTGGACACAATGTCTGGAAATAGATTCAGGTGTTGCAGGAACAGGCAAAAAATTTGGACAAGCATTGGAAGCCAATGATAATGGTGATATTCTTGCAGTTAGATCTAAAGCACCAGGACAAGCAGGAATGGTAGAGATATTTGTAAGAACATCACAATCAAGTGATGATAGTACACAACACGCATTTACTCTTGTACAAACATTGACTGGTACATCTAATGATGGTTCTAGTTTGAATAGAGGGTTTGGTTCATCGTTAGCAATGAATAAAGACGGAACAACTTTAATAATAGGTGCACCAGGTGCCGATACAACAGATACCGTAGATGCTGGAAAAATATATTATTATAAATGGAATGCAGACGGATCTACAAATACCTACACTTTACAACAAACAATCGAAGCACCTGATATTCAAGTTAATATGAGATTTGGATCAACATTAGATATAAATGATTCAGGTACACGAATAGTAATTGGTGCAGAAAAAATGTCAAATAGTAGAGAACAAAAATTTGATTCAGGAGAAACAACATTTGATTTACAAGATACAAGGTTTATAGATGAAAATATTGGATCAGGCGGTGTTTACACTGCCACTATGTATAATACAAAATATATAATTGACGATAAATTAATAACAATAAGTGTATCAGCAAATGATGATTTTGGTAGAGGTGTTTGTGTTATTGATCAATCAGTTTTAGTTGGCTCACCAGAAGATGATGGTAATATATCAAGCGATGGAAGTTCAATAGTTAGTAATGACGGAACAGTAACTTGTTTTGATTTAACAACTGATAACGCATATGCATGGAAACAAATTGCTTACGAAACTGCATTAATAGATGACAATAAATTAGGACAAGTTTTTAATTTTAGTAAAAGTAGTAAACAAATCTTAAATTATTTTGATTTATATGATCCAATTAAAGGTAGAATATTAGGAGTTGCAGACAGAGAAATTAATATTAAGACTGCATACGATCCAGCATCGTATAACTTTGGTGCAGATGTAAGAGAAAACGTTGCATGGGGAGAAGAACATATAGGAGAAATATGGTGGGATTTATCTAAAGTAAAATGGTTATGGTATGAACAAGGAGATCAAGAATTTAAAATTAATAATTGGGGTAAAATATTTCCTGGATCGTCTATTGATATCTATGAATGGGTTGAAACAACAATGTTACCTAGCGAATGGAATGCTGTTTCAACTAGCTATAACGTAGCTAATACAATTGGAAACGTAACAGGAATACCACAACATATAACTGATACACGATATACAGTTAAACAAAAATATAGTTCAGAATTAGACGGTTTTGTAAATTATTATTATTACTGGGTGAAAAACAAACAAACCATGCCAGATAACTCAGTAGTTGTAAGAAAAAATACTGCGGCTTTTATAACGAATATAATTTTAAATCCTCAAAATTCTGATATTAGGCATTATTCAGTTACTGATGTAAACAAACTTTTAGTATTTGGTGCAAAACAAGACCTTTCTAATGACGAGATTATTTTAAATATTGACATAAGAACAAATACATTTGAAGGTGAGTCACATTCGGTTTGGAAGTTAGTAAGAGAAGGTGATAAAGATTTCCGTCCAGGAACAGCGATTGAAACACGTTGGTGGGACTCATTAATCGGAACAAATATTACAGGAAACATTGTTCCAGATTTAAATTTACCTATTAATGAAAAATATGGAAATAGTATTAGACCAAGACAATCTTGGTATGTTAATAGATTTGATGCATTAAAAGAAATAATAGATTATGCAAATTCAGTTTTAAAAGTTAATCAATTGTCAGGAACAATAAGTTTAGATAATTTAAATGCCGCAGAAGCAGAGCCAACATTACAAAGTTTAGAATGGGACGCAAAAATTGCCACATATGCTGAATTAACTTATATTGATACTAAGGATTTAAGCGGTACTGTAAACTATCTTGTAGAAGCAGATGAAACAATAAACGGATATTGGTCAATATACCAATGGGATGGATCAGTGTGGTCTAGAACAAAAGTACAAACATATAACACAGCAAATTATTGGTCATATATTGATTGGTATGCAATTGGATTCGATGAAAATACACATATAGACAAACAAATAACATATCAGTATGAATTAGATACTTTAGATTTAGACATAGGAAAAATTGTAAAAGTTACCTCAGCTGATACCGGTGGCTGGAAATTATTCTGTAAAAAAGTTGCAGAGTGGGATAATGTTGGAACTGAAAACGGTACAATTAGATTATCTACTAAACTTTATGATTACTCACAAGACGCAACCGGATTTGCAGATGCTGATAATTTTGATGATAATTTCTTTGATCAAGAACCAGCAATAGAAACTCGTAAAGTATTAACAGCATTAAGAGATAATTTATTTGTTAATAATCTTGCAGTGGAATACAATACATTATTTTTTATTGGATTAAGAAGAGTATTGTCAGAGCAAACTTATGTAGATTGGGTGTTTAAAACGTCATTTATTAATGCAAAAAATTCTGTAAGAACATTAGATAAAAGAAAAACGTATACAACAGGAACAGATGCATGGATTGAATCTTACATAAATGAAGTTAAACCATTCCATACAAAATTAAGAGAATATAAATTAGGATACACAGCATTAGAAACACAAGACGGTTTATTTACAGACTTTGATAATCCTCCTTTTTATGATACAACAACTGGAGCAATTAGAAATTTAAACATAACTGGTGATACTACTAAACAAACTGAATATCCACATAAATTTTGGAGTGAATATTATAAAAAACACGTAGCATCAATTACAATATCTAAAGCAGGATCGGGATATACAAAAGTTCCAACAGTTACAATATTAGGCGGAACAGTAGGTAGTGCAGGACCATTCCAAATTTATGATACAGCGGCATCTGGTGCAAGTTCAGGGTCATTAGGATATTACTATCCACTTTACACATCAGAAACACAATCTAATATTGCTGATACACAAAATAGTGGAACAGGAACGTCAAGATCATTTACATTTAATAATCTTTCTGGTACGTTTTATCAACCAACATCGCATACAACATATGCACAAACAACAAAATCCGGAACGTATAAAATGTATACTACACCAACTACAACTGCGGCAACTGCCACAGCAACAATACAAAATGGTGCAGTTACAAAAATTACAGTGACAGGAGTTGGTGCAAATTATACATCAACACCTACAGTAATAATTTCAGGTGGTTTGGCAGATGGTACAAATCCTACTGATCAAGCTAAAGCATATGCAAATTTAGGAAATGATCTTGTAAGAGATTTTAATACAACAGTTAAATTTGATAGAATATCATCTACATCACGAGTACAAGATTGGACAGCGTTAACAGTTTACGCTTATGGAGAGTTAATTAGATATAAAAATCAATTGTATAAAACAACAAGTGCCTTTACTGCAACCTCAGATTTTGATGATAACGAAGGAAATGTATACAAAGTATATGGAGACGAAACAGGATTAAGTGCGGCAGACAGAACAAAAGGTTTTTATACACCAGTATCTGGAATGCCAGGAAATGAATTATCACAATTAATGACCGGAGTAGATTATGGTGGAACGATGGTTACAGGCTTATTGTTTACACAAGGTCAAGGATGGGATAAATCGGGTTGGTATGATTATGCATGGGACCATTACGGTACATCAAACATTAAAACGTTTTATGGAGATGGTAGTAAAGTTTTATTTACATTTATAACAGCACCGACGTCAACGGATGTTTATCAAGTATATGTTGCAGGAACATTAACAACAGATGTTTTCAGAGGCGATGGATCAACAACAACAGTTACATTAAGTTCTGCTCCAGCCAACGGAGCTAAAATTGAATTTATACCATTTGGTGATGATGGTGTATTAACACCAACTGATGATAGAACATTAGATGCATTAGTTAAAGGCGGATTATTTAATTCAGCATTAGGTACATCAGCATCAGATATATTAATGGAAGGAGACGATTTTATTTCCCCTGAAACAAGTTACGCTCCGGAAGAAGCAATACCAGGACAAATGTTTGACACGGTAGATATTAAAGTTTACACGTCTCCAGAATCAGGTGTACCATTTATTACAACAAAAAATTACCTAGTTGATAGTTCAACAACAACGTTCTCAACAGGAGAACATCCAGGAACGTTAGCATCAGTTACTGTATCAGTAGACGGAGTAACTAAAAAAATAACAACAGATTATACAATTAATATAGCAAACAAAACAATTACATTTAATATAGCACCAGTAACTAACAGTGTTGTATCAATTAGAACGTTTGCAATATCAGGAGAAAATTATAGAGTATTAGATACGTACACAGGAGATGGTAGTACAGTTTCATTTACAACAGCATCTAGAGAAAACTTTAATTTTGATTCAAGTAATTCACAAATTTATATTACAATTAATGGAGTACCAGAAACAGCATACACAACATCGTCATTAGGAAAACTATTGACTGTTACATTTAATTCTGCTCCGGCGGCAAATGCTTACATTCAAGTTGCAGGATTTAATCAAACAACGGCAACAAGAGCATATGCTCAAATTATGTCAAGTACAATTACATATGATGGAGCAATAAACAGACATACTTTAACATATCCACCTGGAGCAATTGGACCATATTCAGGATTAACAATGATTGAAGTTAATGGAAAAATGTTAAGAGGACCAGATAATACATATTATTTAGGAGATGGATCAACTTATACATATGGAGTTGTATCAGGGTTGGACGATGGTTCAACAGTTGATCCTTCAAAAACAATTTCATCTGTAGATGATGTACAAGTATTTGTAAACGGAGTACAAAAATCATTAAACACTGACTACACAGTTGACATAGGAAATCAAAATGTTGAATTTGTTGCAAGTGCAGTTCCGACAGCAACAGACGTAATTGCAATATCAACGTTAGTTGATAATCATTATTATAATGAAGGTAATGACATAATTTTAATTCCAAGTAGAATAACAAGTCCTTATAGTTTATCATCAAGTGATATTATAACAGTAACAACTTTTAATAATGCACTTGGGACAAAATTAAGAAGAGAAGTTTTAGAAGGTAGACCAACTGGTATATTTGTTTTAAGATTTGATCCATTAAACGCAGAATATACAACAGCCTGGTTAAACGGAACACAATTAATAAAAGATTATGATTACACATTAACAGGAAATACAATAACGGTTATAGGAAAAACAATAACTTCATCTGATAGGTTAGATGTGATGTACTTTGCTTTAGGATCGGCAATTAACGCAACAGGATTTAGAATATTTAAAGATATGTTGAATAGAACATTCTATAAACGTATTTCAAAATTAAGCACAACAGAAATTGCAGAAGATATTGTTGAAAGTGCATTTGAAATCCAAGTTAAAGATGGAACAGTTTTAGGTACACCTAACGCGGCAAATAATATGCCAGGTGTAATTTTTGTTGACAAAGAAAGAATTGAATACTTTACAAAATCAGGAGATACATTAGGTCAATTAAAACGTGGAACTCTTGGAACAGGAATTAAGGAGCATAGATCAGGAGCGGCTGTCGTAGACGCATCTGGAACTCAAACTATCCCTTATGCTGATTCAGTATATACTGACACCTCAACAGGTGATGGTAGTACAGTCGCATTTACGACAACACAAACCATAACCTCAGCTAGTCAATTAGACATATTCATTGGTGGCCAACGATTGTTGTTGACTAGCGAGGACGGTTCAACTATTAACTATTCAGCATCTGGAACTACGGTAACTCTAAGTACAGCACCAGCATCTGGAACGCAGATTAAAATATTACATAAGAAAGGACAGGTTTGGTATACAGCATTAGGCGGTAACCCTGCAAACGGCCAAGGATTACAAGCCTCTACTACTCAACAAGCTAATTTCATAGCAGGAGAACCAACAAATGCACCTGAATAAATACAATAAGATGACTGAAGAAATTAAACAAAACGAACATAAAAAAGAGACACAAAAACCACGTGATCACAGCGGAGTAATGATGACTGGACACATTAAAATATTTGATCCAGAAACTGGTGAAGTAATAGTAGATAAAAGTAATGCTATTCATTACGAAAATATGTCTCAAAGTTTGGCAAACAGTTTAGCAAACAAAACAACAGGTTTTGTACACGAAATGGCGTTTGGTAATGGTGGAACATCTGTCGATCCAACAGGAATTATAACTTACCTAACACCAAACTCAACAGGTACAAACGCAACATTATACAACCAAACATATTATAAAGTAGTAGATGATAACTCATCTACTAATAAAGATACAACAAGAAATAAAATGGAAGTACGACATACAGCAGGAAACAAATATACTGATATAGTTGTAACTTGCACATTAGATTATGGAGAGCCAACAGGACAAGCGGCTTTTGATAATACAACAGATTTTAACGATGCATATGTATTTGATGAATTAGGGTTAAAAAGTTTGGAAGGAACAGAGAACGGATCAACAAATAAATTATTAACACACGTTGTATTTCATCCAGTACAAAAATCATTAAACAGATTAATTCAAATTGATTATACTTTAAGAGTACAATCATTAACAACATTCACTGAAACAAGTTCAACAGCAGTAAGCACATCAAATACTGTAAGTGGCACAACAGCAGGTAGTAATACAGGGTACTAATAAATGGCGTATATAGTAAACAAAACAAATAGTTCAGCATCACCAAATGCTTATACAGTTCAAGATGGGGTTGTAAATGCTCAAACTGATCTTTCTCTTATTGGAAAAGGATATGCAGGTTATGGAGAAACTATTGCTGAAAACTTTTTACACTTATTAGAAAATTTTGCAAATACATCAGCACCAACAAAACCAGTTATAGGACAACTTTGGTATGACGGAACAGAGTCAAGATTAAAAGTTTATAACGGAACAACTTGGGCACCTTTAGGAGGAGCTACATATCAATCAGTAGCACCTTCAGGGCAAGTAAATGGAGATATTTGGATAGATTCAGATACTGGTCAAATGTATTTTTACAACGGAGCAACAAATATTTTAGTAGGTCCACCTGCAGGTACGGGTACTGCAAATGGATTTAACTATGATACAATATTAGATTCAACAGATGCATCACAGAACATTACTAAATGGTACAATGACGGAAATTTAATTGGAATCATTTCAGAAGATACTTTTACACCAAAAGTTGCTCTTTCAGGATTTGCAACAATTACAAAAGGTATTACACTTTCAACAGCAATAACAAATTTAAAATTTGCAGGTACGGCTACAGATTCAGATCAATTAGGTGGAGTTACAGCGGCAAATTATTTGAGATCAAATGCAAATGATACAACAACAGGTACATTAGGAATTGTAACAGATTCAGGAATGACAGTTGGAACAGATAGTGATATATCTGTTACAGTTGATGCAAGTGGAGGAATTATTGCTAATACAATACAAGATACAGATATTACATTTAAAGTTAATGATGGTGGTGTGACAACTACTGTAATGACTATAGATGGATCAGAAGCTCGAGTAGGAATTGGTACATTAACACCATCATCGAAGTTAGACGTTAATGGAACAATTACAGCAACATCAATTGTTGCAGGAGTAGTAGGAACGGTTACAGGAAACTTAACAGGTACAGCAACTGGAAATCTGCCGTTAGTAGGTGGTACAATGACAGGTACGTTAATATCTCAAGCAATAACACCATCAGCTGATGTTACATATGATATTGGAACATCGTTATTAGGATACAATACAGTTTACGCCAAAGCAACATCGGCTCAATACGCTGACTTGGCAGAAAGATATGAAACTGATTCAGAGTATGAAGTAGGTACAGTTGTTATATTTGGTGGAGAAAAAGAAGTAACACAATCAACGATTTCAATCGATACAAGAGTAGCAG